ACAGTTATCGTCACAAAGATAATCTCTTGTAGGAGAGAAAATCTTACGAAGTGAATATGCAAAGTCTAATTGCTTAGTTTCGATTGTCTCAATAAGAGTGGCGACATGATCTGGTTCATACCAGTTATCTTCATCTAGAAAGAGAACATATTCTGAGTTGAGAAGATGCGGCATTGCAGCATAGATACGATGCCCGTAGAAGTCACCGCCAGTCTTACCTGTGTTCTCTGGAAGAATGGTGATTTCATATCTATCACGATCAATGCCAGAGAATGCTTCCGTGTCTGCAACATTATCACTGTATTGAGGTCCATCAATAACGATATAATGCTTACACTTGTAAGTCTGATTTGCTACAGACTTCATAGCATCAACTAGTTTAGGAGAACCGATTGTAGGTGTGATAACCGCTACAGGCTTTTCGATTACAAGTTTCATTTCACTGTTGCCCAAAGAACATCGTTTCTTTCATGACCATCAAGGTAGTGAATATTGTAGTTTGGATTGATCTTCTTAATCCGTTCTACAGCATCTTCTTTAGTAACGAAAGACCATTCTGCTGAACCGAACAAACGACAGTCATCAATGATAATGGTATGATCGTTACGACCGGTTGCTGCAATGATATCTAGTTCATCCAATACAGGAGAACCACCAGACTTACCACCAGGAAGCGGTCCCGAAGCATGTGCATCTAGCCAGAATGTAGCAGGTCCTTCTAACTTTGAAACGATTTCCTTGAGACAATCAATAGAGTCACCCTGATGACAAACTACCTCTGTATTCTTACTAAAGTTTTCAACGGCATTGTCATACAGTTGCTTGTCTAGTTCGATTGTATGGATTGTTTTGAATAGATTAGTTTTGAGGACCATTGAAACTGTATCACCATGATAGGTTCCTGTTTCAATGAATGTATCGCCGTTCTTATACTTCTCTAGATTTTCTTTAGAAATGTGAATGTCGGGACGAACATATTCTGTATCAATAATTGTAAGCTGCATAATCTACCTCATATAAAAGAAGGCCGGGACTTGTATGAACAGAGGTCCCGACCGTGTTATTTTTATTTATATCACTTAGGTGTTAGCGAGTCCGCAATCTTCTGGACGCCATCCGCCCACGCTTTCGTACCCTCGTTGAGAAGCTGCCTCGTCGTCTCCCCGACGCCGAACGGATCCAAGATATCGATTTTCTTAGCCTTCTTCTCCTCGGGAATATAGCGTTCAAGAGCGATTTTAAGTAGACCATTGACCAACTCCGCATTTTTTACAACAACAGTGTCAGCAAGAGTGAACTTGCGAGTAAAGGCACGATTTGCAATGCCTTGATAGATGTAATCGTTTTCCTCGGCTTCATGTGAACCAGTAATAGTTAGTTCACCTTCCTTCAATTCAATATCAAGGTTCTGCTTGCCGAAACCAGCAACAGCCATTTCGATCACAAAATGTTCATCATCAATCTTTTTGATATTGTATGGAGGGTAATTAGATGCCTTTGCCAATTGTTCATTAGAACGGCGCAAAGTATCTAGAATGGCATCAAAGCCGATAAATTGACGGGATAGCGAATCAGGAATACCAAAGTTATCGGTATTGAATTTCTTGAAAGTTTCCATGTGTTTCTCCTTTTCAGCGAGATTATAAAAGACGATACCTTTCGGCTATCATCATACATTATATAGTAAACATCGGGTGATTGTCAAGTGGAATAGTAGGTGGAAAATGTAAAAGTGTTACCTGATGTTTCACCGGTGACTGAGGAACCATTAACAACGGTATTCGATACATTAGCCAAAACTAGAACATCGAAACCAGCACCACCACCATCAACTACACGGTAGATATCACCTACCTTCTGGCCTCCAGCTAATACATTTTCTCCTGTATCCATTCTGCCATTTTTGTTACCTTTACCACCACCCATCATGCCAAGGGTGCTACTAAGCATCCCATACGCCTTTACAACACCCGAACCTTCGGCAGGTGTTGGCAGACCAGTTACATGAGGTATAATGCCTTGAACATCTGGTGATCCTTGATCTAACAAAGAAACGACAAGAGGGACACCTCCGACCAAGACATTACCCGGTGATAGAGATAGCAAAGCACCTAGATTATTGTGTGTATTTAAATCACCAGCTACCGCAACAGGCTTACCCTCAACAAACACATTCATTGGGTTGCCAGGACCTGGTGTGGTTAAAGCACCACACATTCTTAATGCACCGATGAAATGAACTGGAAATCCGCTCATGAATCCTTCCTAGGTCTTCCTCTGCCCCGTTTAACAGGAACAGGCTCAACTTTTGCTTCTTCTGTATTTATATTGATAACTTTAATCTCGGCGGACACTCCGGTAGAACCAAAGCCACCTGTGCGACTTGTCTTAACAAGAGGCATGAAATTGATTTCTTCAATCTTATATTCTACATTCTTGACTAGTTCGGCCTGTGCAACACGATCACCGTTATTGATCGTTACAGGGTTACCAGACACATTATGAATGAGGACATACACCTCTTGAACATAGTCAGCATCTATAACACCCTCGGCATTGACAAGTGCTAGACCCTGCTTAAGTGATAAACCAGAACGAGCATGAACACGAACCGAATAACCCTCTGGAATGTCGAATACAAGACCAGTAGGTACCATCACCCTGTCACCAGGACTAATGGTAATCGATTCTCTCATTTCACGATTGATTGGCTTATTGAATTGTGTGTAACCCTGACAAACAGATTTGCCAGCCGGCTGGAATGCCAGGTCAAAACAAGCAGACTGTTCGGTCTGATGAACTGGGAGTCTAACTGAAGGATGTGTTTTCCAAACTTTCAATGTTTCCATAATATACTCACTTTCTTATTCTTCGGTGTATTTCTTCTTGCCTAGAGAATACTTAGCAACTAGATTCCATTCTGACTTCTCGCCGTATGATATGATCTTGATACGGTTAATAGGAGTCAAAGGCTCTTGTGACTTCTTAGGATCGACTAATGAAACCAATCCCCATTCTGCTAGAAGATTGGCAATCGTGTTACGACGACCTCTATCTTCCTCAGAGAAGTCTGTTGGCTTGTTATCTAGAATAAACATTTCTTTGAAATGAACAAGGTAGTAATGCCCTTGCTTATGTAGAATATGACAAGACTGATAAAGAGTCTTATCTTTCTTAGACGCCACACCAATGCGGGTCAGCGTCTCCTTTACCTTTAAAAAGGCTTGAGGGTCGGGAAGTTTAACTTCCACGAACTCGTCTAGGTTTACTGTCATCTGTGCCACCCTTATGAATCTGTTTTTTTATTTCTTCTATCTGGTTGGCATTTAGTAAAACCATCACTTCTTTCGCCTTTTCGTAAGAGTAGTTGTAATACTCTTTCACAGCTTCCAGATTCTCAATGGTCTCACGCTTCTGCCATGGTCTAAATGGACGTTTGTATCCACGGATGGTATTTAGTAAATACTGATATTGCAGGGATCCTGGCAACGAGGGATAACGGTTCATTTCATTTGCTTGCAAAACGCAATCATAGTGAAACGAGAGGGCCCGGTTCACTACGAAAGCATTATAATCTTTTTCGGTTTCCAAGACATCCTTCTTAGTTTGAAGGATGCTTGGAATGATATCTCTGAATAGGTCTGTCATTGTATAGCAACCAACTTTCTAACAAGATAAGGTAAATTACAATTCTCGGATATGAGTCTGATAAAATTCTTATCAGTTTTTTTAACCCAAAGAATGTATAATAGATACTCAGGATTTTCATTGAAGATATCTATAATACGATCACCTTTATACATACCAAATGGCATAACGTCTGTTGACTCGTTATATGGATACTCCTTTATGATTTCATCAAATCGTTTGTCTATGATAGAAGCATACTCTTCCCGAGTTATCTCACCTTTCAATTTTTCGTTGAACGTTTCCTCAACGAAACTCTGGACGAATCCATGTTCAATTACTGTTCTTTGAGTTGCCTTGAATTGTCCTGTTTGAAACCTTGATGCTCTAGCATACATTACTTTACCTCACACTCAACCATCAGTTCTGTTAGACATGCAACTAGATTGATTTCTTGATCGGCAACGAACGCTGCCTGATACTGATACTTAGCAAGTGTAATAACAGCCGCTGGTACACTCTCGGGCTTTAGATATTCTGACAAACCGTCATAGATGTTACGAAACACACGGGCTGGATCAACATCTGAATTGAGAACGACCCACTTACGCATAGCACCAAAGTCTTTACTCTTTAGTGTCTTGATAAGTTCGTCTAGTTTGCGAACATCATTAACCTGACTAAGAACACCAGCATCAATGTTTCCAGAAGTAGAATACCTCTGGAGTTCGTTAAGAGTCCTACGATAGTCTGGAAAATATCGCTCAACAATCTTTGCCAATACTTGCTTGTCATATTCAATACCCTCTTGCGAAAGAATGTTTGTTAGTCGCTTAAACATCTGCATTGCCATCTTTGACTTTTCATCACCCTTAAGGGAGAAGTCAATGACAGAACAGCGAGAATGAAGGGCATCAATCAGACGAGCCTTAAAGTTACAGGTGAAGATAAACGAACAGTTTTCACTAAACTCCTCGATGGCACCACGCAGGCCTGCCTGCGCCTCTGGAGTTAGATAGTCTGCTTCGTCAAGGATGATAACCTTACGACCACCTGTAAGAGATACAGTAGAGGCATAACCCTTGATCTTTGTTCTAAGGGTGTCAATACCTCTTTCATCGGACGAGTTAATGAAAAGATGATTAAGGCCAATCTCCTCACACATCGCCTTTGCCACTGTAGTCTTACCGCAACCGGCAGACCCAGTGAGCATTAGATTTGGGATTTCTCCCTTTGTCACATACTCCTGAAAGACCTTCTTTAGGCGATCAGGAAGAATACAGTCCTCAATCTTGTGAGGACGATACTTCTCAACATATAGATATTCACTCATTCATTCCCCTTATCATAGCGGATTGCATTGATATACATTATAGCAGAAACGAGAAGATAAAACAACCAGTGCATGATATCATTCTCATCGATAGCAAAGTAGATAAGGGCAGCCACAAGATTGGCCGCCCCCACAAGTTCAAATGCCAGTTCAATCATGGTGCAGTCTTCTCAATAACTGCGGTATAGAACTCCTCAAAGTCGGTGTTCTCCTGAACCTCATCCTTGAAGTTTGCCTTAAAGTATGCACGAGACATACGGCGAAATAGCTTCTTATCGATGCCTAGCTTGTCGCAGACTTCATTAACGGTTTCTTTCTGCAACTCACGCTCCGCCCCCACACGAGTCATTGAGTCATTCATTTCAATAACAGCCTTTTTAAGTGTCTTACGATCTTCATCGGTAAGACCCTGAACCGAGCGTTGCTGCTGGTTATGACCAATCATACTCATTAGAGGCCTCCGTATCCAATACCACAATGCTTCTGCTTTGCGGTCTGTTTCGTTTCGAGTAGTTCAATAACCTTCAATAGAAGGCTTACCATATAACGATCATCAAACATTAGTTTACCTCAATAATTGCGGATGGATTGATACAAAGGCGGCCATCTTTACTACCTTTGATGTATGAATAGGTAACAACCGGATATCCACCAGAATCTACACAAACTTTTTGAAATGCATTGCGCTCCAGATCGTTCTGGTGAGCAACATATAACATTGCAATGACAGTAAGCACAGAAATACCGACTGTGCCGAGAATAATTACACCAAGTGGATCAAGCCATTCAGAAACGGCTCGACTTGCAAACTGACGATCACCCATCATTACTTTGTCTCCAGAGCAATGAAGTATGTAAGAGTATTGTTGGCATTCGTAAACTTAGCAAACGCACCAGCCTGAACCTCAACGGTGTAATCATCAGGAAGCAACTTTAGATTGTCGATCTTGAAGGTTGCAACGAAGTCCTTGCCAGCATAGTCACCAATCTTGACTGAACCCTGATTGGAAGTATCGTTTGCCTTTTCATGAATCTTGATAAGAAGTTCACCGTTCTTACCAATGACAGATAGATTAGGAATAGAGTTAAGAACTGCTCTCTTGATCCAATTCTGAAAAGATGAATTGAGTAGGGTGAACTTAACATCAACCGACTTTAAAGCAAGTTCCTTATCTGGTGGGGTGATGATTAGGTTTGTAGAACAACCGAGATAGTTAAACGACATTTCACCATCAAAGATCGTAACAGAATCCTTGTCGAATGTAATCTCGGTATTCTTGATAAGAGTTAGATTGGCAAGGAACTGATTAAGATCATAGATGCCAAACTGATTTGGGATTTCATCCTCAAGAGTAGCCTCTACAAGAATAGACTTTTCGGGGGAGATAGTTTTCTGAACCTTGCCTTCATTTAGAACAACGCCGCTATTGATAGAGGCAAAGTTCTTTAGAACATTCAAGGTATTTTCACTTAGCTTCATTATAAACTCCTTTATACGGGATGATGAAATATGGTACGAGGTTTTTCGATTCCTGTCAAGAGCAAACTGACTTCCTTATTCAGTTCAGCCAGAGTGCCGTTGTTGAAGACGGTATAATCAGGAAAGATATCAGTCCATGCGGTCTCCGATATGTGCATCTTTGCAAGTTCTTCGGTGCTAGGATATTTACCTCTAGAAACATGAATTATCTTGCCGCCGACACTCCGGATAAAATCGATTTCATTCGGGAAGCGGCAATCGGAGATAACAACATCTTCATAACCATGGATACGCTTCTCTAAGGCAGCAATCCATATGTTATCAGCAATGCCATGGCGACAAGCTTCGGTACCAAACTTTTGTAGAATGAGACGAGGAGTTACCTCGTATCCTAGCTTATGTGACCACCATGGATCAACAGTCTCACGAAAGGTCCGTGAGGCATTACTATCACCTTCTAGAAGGCCCCGTGGCCACATAAAGATTGTGGCAACGGCATCCTTTAGAGCATCAGCAAAGGCAAACTTTCTATAGCCGTGATCTTTAACGAGAAGATCGGCTACGGTGCCCTTGCCGGATCCGATAAACCCGACAAGGCCGATAATCATCGCAAAGCACCTGTAAGAGCGGCGACGGCTGGTAGATCACCCTGGAACGCATATGTTCCAACATGTGTAGTCTTCATCCATGGGCATAGCCAAACCTTGATGCCAATAGCACGAGCATTCTGACAGAACATATAGTCCTCCGATAGATAGCGGTGTGATTGTGGGTCGATGACTGTATCAAAGTAGGCGTGAATGTAGCGAGTACCATCAAAGTTGGCCTGACCGATATGATCTGGCTTATAGTTCAACTCTGGATACTTTTCAGCATAAGTATCAAACACTTCACGCTTTACCATCATGAAGCCGGTACCAATCTCCATAACTTCAACTGGCTCGGTAACTCTGAATGACTTAGTACCAGGAACTGGATTGAAAACGAAGTCACCGGTGACCTGATCTAGCTCATTAGGATTGAAGCCTTCCTTGTCAGCATGGTTCTTAACTGCATTGACAATGTTAGCCCAATTGATTGTCTTCTTAGGATATGGACCACCAATGATATCACGATCCATTGCTAGAAGGGCGATAACATCTTGTGGATTGAACTGAATGTCGGCGTCGATAAACAACATATGAGTGCAACCAGAACGAAGAAATTCATCAACGAGATAGTTTCTGGCACGGGTGATTAGAGATTCATTGAAGATGAATGAGAAGCGACACTCCACGCCATACTGAATGCACAGCCCTTGAAGGTCTAAACATGCTTTGGCATAAAGTCCTGTGCAAACACCACCGTAGCAGGGGGTGGCGATAAACAACTTTCTCTTTCTCAATTCATCTGTTGTAATTTTAATTTCCATAATGTTCTCCATACACGAAAAGCGTGGAGCCCAAAAAGGCACCACGCTTATAAGAATTAGTTAGCAAGGCGATAGAAAGCGGTGCGCTTGCCATTGACCTTACGCCAATTGGTATAGATGGTGTAATGCTCACGAAGATCGTAAACTCGCTTGGCAACTGCCTCATATGGCACACGAGCCATGCGGGCAATAGAAGCGGCAGTAATGCCTGGACCAGTGTTATGGTTTAGCAGGGCGGTTTCAATCTTCTCAATCTGAGTCTTACGGGGTGTAGCCATTATATAATTCTCCATTCAAAGTTTTGGTGTTGGTGGTCGTGAAAGGAAAGGACCCGTGTATAACCACCAACACCATTTTATTATACACGGGTATTCTTATATTACTTAGAAAGCAACTTCCGCAGTAACATCGGGAGTCGCCTGTTCAGCCACAGGAGCCGGGTCAATCGTCTCATCGACTTTCTTATACAGTTCCATGAAGGCATTCTTAGTATCCACATCGAAACGGTTCAGACAAAGTTCAATTGCTTTCACTTTGTTCTGACCAAAGATTGCATAAGCCTCGCAGATATGAACGAGACGACGGGTAGAGATAATCTCGGACAAAGCACCTTCATAGAAGGACTTGCGAATAACATCTGCCCAAGTGACCATCTTATCAACAAAGTCGGTGTTAGAAACACCAGAAGCATTGAGGACATTGTTGAGGATTTTAGCCTCAACTTTAGCAGACGGATATTCTTGTTCCATTGTAATGCTGAAACGCTCAAGGAACGCTTCGTTCATAACATTGGTGCCGATGAAACGGCCGTCATCAGAACCCTTACCCTTAGTGTTTGCAGTTGCAATCACATTGAAGCCAGGAGCAGGATGAACAACACGATTGGTCTTTTTAAGATAAACAGCCTTGCCTTCAAGGACAGGCTGAAGGCACATCATCTTATTAGAACCAAGATCCACTTCGTCAAGAAGGAGAACGGCACCACGAGTCATGGCAGTAACAACAGGTCCGTCCTGCCAGACAGTTTCACCGTTAACAAGGCGGAAGCCACCGATCAAATCATCTTCGTCGGTTTCAATAGTAATATTGACACGGACACATTCACGCTTTTCATTAGCGCAAACCTGTTCGACCATCATAGTCTTGCCGTTGCCAGAAAGACCAGTAATGTAAGCGGGATAAAACTTACGAGACTTGATAATAGCACGAACATCAGGGAAGTTGCCAAACGGGACATAGCCAGTTGCCTTTTCAGGCACAAGCGACATTTCAGCATTATGCGAAAGAACAGACGGAGCAACCATAGCAACTGCTACAGTCGGCTCAACGGGAGCCACAACCTTAGCAGGCTTAGAAACAACCTTAGCGGCAGTTTCAGAACCATGCTCGGTGATTGCATAAAGACCACGACCGAGACGGCGGTCAGCATCATTCAAGAACCAATGAGGCCAAGCGAGATTATACTTTTCAGTAACCTCTTTAACCTGGGCACGAGTGATTTCACGGATAGCACCAAACTCAAAACGCACCTTGTCGAAAAACTCGGTACGAGCAGCAGCAACCTTAGTCATATGAGTTCCTTTCACAATTCTCATTATGCATATATTATAGCGGAAGGAAGGGCTTTTGTCAAGCCCCTCCTAAGTGTTTGATTTTACGCTACTTTCTTGGAATGACCAGCAATCCGTTCCACAAACTGGCGCAAAAGAACACGGTTTACCGTCTTTTTCTGGGCAAACTTGGAGAAAGCGGAAGCCATCTTTTTGACGGTCATTTTCTTATCACCGGAGTTATCGATTTCCAGATTGTTCTCCGTGTCTTTCATGGCAGAGGTGTTGATGATATAATACTCATCATAGCCCGCACTCTTGACAGGATAGTATTTGTTGTCACTCCAGTATTTACGAGCCTTCGTAAAGGCATCGGGATTGCCATTAGAGATACCATACTCGTTATCAATACGCTTGAAGTTATTGTAGTCGTAAAGAAAGAAGCCGACGAGATTGCAGCCGGTGCTATCTTTTAGAATACGCAGCAGCGTATTGGTGTTTTCACGAGTGGCACTCCAATGATGAGGATACCAATCGTAAGTCTTATTGGTGATCGGATCGACATAGAAATAACGAGTGTTATGCCCCTTTGTAAAGTTGCGAGGTTCGTTGGAGTTTTCAATACCAGCAGAACCATTCGACTCGCCATCGGTGAGCCAAACAACATTCGTGATTTCCAGCTTGTTACGAGTCGTAAACTCACGGATGACCTTGGGTGCAATCATGATTGCATCATTAAGCGGGGTACCGCCCATTGTGTCACTCGCAAGATAATGACCCATACCAGCAGCCCAAAGGAACGACATTGCGAAATTCATTTCCTGAATGTTCATTCGGGAAGAGAGGAAGTTGCGCAATACCAAGCGGGAGCCTTTAATCACATTCTGCTTACCGATGTAAGAGAACGGATTATCAGCACCAGAATCCTTGAAGCCATAGACCTCGAAAGGCACACCAATCTGCTTACAGAACAGGGTAAGCGAAAACAACTGCTTCAAAGTCTCTTGAAGGTTGTAATGCATAGAACCGGACCAGTCAATGAACATAACAAAGCCATGGTTCTTACCCTTAGGCGTAGTAGCAAGACGACGGAAGATATCGTCGTTATACTTGTAAGAATGAAGCTTGTTGGTGTCGATAACACCAGTCTTAGCCACATTGATACGAGCATAAAGTTCGGCAGCCTTACGCTGTTCAAACTCCTTGACCATGAAAGAGATTGTTTCTTTCTCTTTCATTTTCCACTGGGTCATAAGACGACGGCAATCATCAAATGCCGCATTGCTAAGAGGCGTAGCATAAGGCGACTTTTTATTGCCAGAAAGTTCATCACGCCAATCTTTGATAACGACCTTATAGTCATTAACAGCCTTATCCCAATTGACATTAGGCATTGTCAGATAAACGAAAGTGGAGTTTTCGTTCTTAACAATTTCCTCAGACTTACGCTGCCAAGTTTCATCAGTCTCGGAGCGAGGAGCATTAGAAGGAGCCTCTGACTGACCAGCGCCCTTACCGAAGCCACCAGCACCCGAAGACTCGCCTTCGCTTCTTACACCCTGGCTTTTGCCGTTTTCATCTCCATCACCTTCATCACCATCAATTTCCTCATAATCAAGGTCGTCAAGATCAACATCATCATCACCTTCTCCTGCAATTAGGTCGATTTCCATTTCATTTTGTTCTTCGAGTTTCTTCTTACAATAGGCGTAAATTTCCTCAGTAAGAGAAACAACATCATCCCAAGTTTCAGCGTTTTCAACTTTCTTGAGAAGAACCTTTTCTTCGGAAGAGAAGGTAATATTCATATGCACATTACCACCCTTGAAATAGATATTCAAGCGGTCGATAAAGTTCATTGAATTGATATCACGGTTAGCGGTACCGAAAAAGTCACGCTCAACCAGTTCTTTGTAGCCAGCAAGATAGTTGCGACGGCAGCCAGGATAACGGCGCTTTTGACGCTTATCAATACGAGCATCCTCGATAACATTCAAGAAGCCTTGAACGGTACGACGGAGAGCCTCGGAGACTTTCTCACCAGGAAAAATCTTAGCAGCAAGATCATCGGCAGTCTGCTTATAAACATCGGCAGACGGAGT